TTAATTTAAGCCTTCTAAAACTTCCAATAATTTCTCATCTTGTTCTTCTTTAAATTCGTCCAAAATATGCGTATAGATTTTAAGTGTTTCGGTAATGTTTGAGTGTCCTAATCTTTTAGAAATATAATTAATGTCTATTCCTTTATATAGCAAGTAAGAGCAGTGAGTATGTCGTAAACTATGGATACCGAGAACAGGTATATCTAGTTCTCTGCAACTCTTTTTAAGATACTTTCTAACGCCTGTATCGCTAATAACTGGGTGGTTCCACTCATCTAGGAATAAATACTCCGGTGATATACTTTGGTATTTTAGTTTATATTTCTTAATTCGATTGGTAAATTCTTTAGTAACTTTAATTTTCCTAATACTGCTAGGTGTTTTAGCATCAGTAAAATTACGCTCACCATTGTTATACGCATAGCCACGATTCACTTCTAGTGTAGTTCCGTGTATATCCTTCCACGAAAGTCCATATATTTCACCTAATCGTAAGCCTGTGTTAATTGCGATATATAAGATTGTGGCTCTAGGCGTTAATTCAGAAGTGAATAGATCCATTAACTTCTCGGCTTCACTAACATTCCAAGCTTTTACTAACTTTTGCTCCTTGATATCATAGTTTAATTGGATATTGTGTGTAGGGTTAGTTTTGATAATACCGTCTGCAAAAGCAATTTCTATACAACGCTTTATTCTAAAATGCGTTTTTTCTACTGTGTTCTTTGCACGATTTTTACCGCGTTCATTTAAAAAAGCTTGATATTTAATTCTTGTTAGATCTTTTAGCTTTAAGTTGCCAAAATAATCCTCAATTAACTTAATTAAATATTCGTACTGTTCTTCTGTGGATTGGCTTACTTTCCCTTCTTTAAAAGTTTCATACCAGTTTCTAAAGTAGTCTACTAATTTAACTTCACTATCCGCTATGTTATCGTCCAGCTCTTGTTTATTAGCATAAATTAGTGCTTCTTTCTTCGTATCAAACCCATTCTTTTTGCGTTGTTGTCTATTACCGTGTTTATCAGTAAGATTATATCTAGCTACCCATTTCCCAGTAGTTTTGTGTTTAGTTGCTGATGCCATAAAAGTCAACTCCTATTTTTAAATAATTTATGTTAAAATAGGGTATGCAAAAAAGCACACCTATTAGTGCGTTTTGTTAAACTTCAGACAACCTCACTCCTTGGGTCGCCAAACTTTAAGGAGTGGGGTGTTTTTTGTTTCTTCGGTTATTTGTTTTGATTTCTAGCATTAAGTAATTGGAAATTTTCCGGAAAACCTAAAGATAAGTAAATTTTATTTATATCAATTGTATTTAATTTATTAGATAAAGTTTTACTCCTTTTGTTGATAGCATTCAGCATTAGCGAATACTGATTATTAGTTAATAAAAGTTGTAAATATAATAAATTATTGAAAACATCTTGTTTAGGATCTGAAGGAGCAATGTTGAATGGGGCATGAAGAGCCTCCATATATTGTAGATTATTAGCTGCTTTAAAATTAAAAATAATATTATCGTGTGCGACTGAGTTTCTAATACCTTTCAAATTAAAAAGGAATTTTTCTAAAGTATTGGGTTCTAAAATCGTTTGTTCTTCAACATTATCAATTAGAAATTCATTTAAATCTTTTGCGATTTGGTTTTTTAAAGAATCATCTAAAATTTTAAAAAGATAGTATGTCTGCCCAAGAGTTAATTCATTAATAAGAACCCATATAGGAACATCTTTGTGGTTGTTATAATAGTGTTTGATAGAATTTGAATTTCTATCTTTAATCTTATTTTGGATTATGTTAGATAAACTAGAAATGGTTTTTGAAATACTTAATAGATCAGCACCTTCGTATGTTTCAGTTCTTAAATAAGCATATTTTTTGTCATGGTATTTTTCACCAAACCTATATGCTAAAATACTCTTCAAGTGTTTTTCCGCAATTAAAATATTTTTAAAGATTATAGATTTTAATTCACTATCATAAATATGGACTGCACGAATTTCGTCAAAGCTTGCTCCTTCGATGTATTGGTCAGAGTTAACTTGCTTAAAAAATTTACTTGATACATTGACTACATTGTAGTAACTGTGTTCGAGTATATACTGAGCTGCTTTATCGGGGTGTGATACTACCACTCCACGCTCTTTAAGAATTTCTAATTGCTGATTTATCGTTTTAAATGGTTTAGCCATATAACCTCCTGAAAAAACAAAAAACACCCCTTATCTGAGATAAGAGGTGTTCCGCGCAATGAGACCTCCAATTACGGTCAGCAACTCATTGCTAATTCTTATCTCATATAATATGAAATTTTGATATAAATGTCAACAAAATAAGTGATTTAATTTTTAGTTACTTACTATATTTACCTTTTTTTTCATAGTTATCCAACAGATGCTCTACTAATCTACCTGATTGGTAGATTTTTTATTTTTTTGATTTAAAGTTACGCCCGCAGTTATTGCAGTGATACTGATTCTTACCTTTCTTTCCTGCAAAACCTGCTATAGTACCGATACCACCAGTTAAAATTGCGCCACCCACAGCTTTTCCGACTGAAAAACTTTTGCGGTCGTTTTGCATAAAAGTTACATTGTTAGACTTGCAGACAGGGCACTTTACCTTAGATACTACTCCTGTCGCTCTTAAACTTGCATCATTCATGATTTCTACGGATTTCTTTGCACCCTTATTAAAAATTTCGCTAGATTTATTCATGCTTGTTATGGCACCTTTAGATAAAGGTTTAATTACCTTGTTAGCATGGTCAGCATATTCATTTGTTTTGTTCCATATTTCTTTAAAATCCATACGTTTGCCTCCATAAAAAACGGTCATTTTATAAACAGGGGAACTACATTACAACAGTCCCTACAACTTTAATATCATTTACATCATCAAATATCAAATCTTCATATTTAGTGTTCAAGGATACTAACCTTAAATGATTATCTTCTATATAAGCTTTTTTCAAATAACTTTCATTATCTATAATAAATACTCCAATTTGACCACTTCTAATCTCTGTCGTTTTCTTAACAAATATATATTCATGATCTTCAAACATCGGCTCCATCGAATTGCCGTTGACTTGTAAAATTAAGTCATAACTTGCATCGGGTATAATTTTTGTTGGTATTTGAATTAACTCATGCCTATCATCCGCTAGAAATTCTCCAGAACCTGCAGATACCGCACCATCTAAATAGTCTTCAGTAGTATCTTCTTGTTGGTGTTTTTTATTTTTATGTTTTTCAAAAGATAGTATGTTGTTCTGCTCTTCTAACTGTCGTTCAGCAAAGTTGTAGACTTTGGCTTGGCGGGATTCAGTAAGTTTAGAAGATATCTCGGTTATTTTATCTACAGTAGCAGAATTTGACTTAAGTTTCGGTAAATTAACCTTACTATCCACATTCTCTAAGAAAGATTCCAAATCTAAACTAAATGCCGATGCAATACTTTGAACTGTATCTAAAGAAGGTATTATAGGTTTACCGCTTTGGGGGTTTTTACCCTTTTCTAACATAGAAATGTATCCTTTAGTTAAATTAGATCTATCAGCAAGTTCTTGCATAGTTAACTTGTTCTCTTTTCGTAAGATATTAATCTTTTCTCCTATTAACATTAACTCACCTCCTTAAACACATTGTATAATAAATTAAACACATTTTCAATTTTTTGTTTAATTTAGTTGACAACTAATGTTTAATATATTAAACTAAATTTAGAAAGTTAAGAAAGGAGGTAACAGCAATGAACAAGACACTAAAAACACTCGCCTTAATCACTATTGGGATAGCAATCGGACGAGTGTCAACGAATTTTATCAAAATTGAATATGAATTAGTTGATTAATCTATTTCTTATTTGTAAAGCTATTAATCGTTTGTATTAATAAGATAAGTATTATGTCGAATTCAATATCTTTAATTAAACCCGACATAAAATAGAAAACTGCTGTTAAAACGAGGTTGATGACATAACTATATGTTTCGTCTCCCCATTTATCAATGTGATATTCTTTAGTTTTAAGGTTAGAAAGGAAGTCATTTTTATGGATATTATGTTCGATAACTTCTTTAGAGTTACTGGCATGCTGTTTTTCGCTAGATACATACTTTGGACTATTCTCATTGTATTTATGCATATTAAGGAGTCTTATTTCAACAATAAGTTCATCGAGTTTATCATTGATACTCTCTTGGACATCGTCTTCTTCGGTTCTTTTCACATTTTCAAAAGGCTCTATGCTGATAGAGACTGATTCAGATTCAGCAAAGTCTTCTAAAGATTGATCTAATGAATCGATAATAGTAGAAGTCATTGGAGTAATGTGTAAATTACTAATATTGCGTAGGTATTGTTTATAACTATTTTGCATATCATTCACAGCGTTTGTTGCAACTTTAATTGAATCAAAAGGGATTGCGTTCAATGTAGTTCTTATAGAAGCTATTGTGGTAGGACTTGGCTTATATATCGAGGTTAATTTAGGTATAGAATTTTGAATTTTAGTAGCCTCGTATATAGCTCTCGATGGTATCTGTTGAGCATCTACTATCCCTTTCATGGCATCCGAGTATAACGATGCATACGACTCCACGGGTATTTTAGGAATCGATATTTCTTTCAAGGCATTTTGACTAGCTAACATCTCTTGAGCTAGAGCAGTGAAATTAGGTGTTTGTATAGGCGGTATATTAATATCAATCAAAAAGTAATTTACCTCGTTTCCATATGTAGGATAGATAAGACAACCAGGGCGAAGGGGTTTTATCTTCAGGTAAAGTATAACAGTTTTTATCCACAGGTACAATATATAGCTGTTGATAAGTTAAGGGGGTATTTAATAATGCTATTGAAAAATAAATTACGACATATAGTAAATTTGAAAGGTATAAATCCATACCAATTATCGAAGAAAATGGGTGTCAGCCCAACGCAAGTACATAAAATTTTGACTGGAAAATCAAAGGATATGAAACTATCTACAGCATTCAAACTCGCAGACACACTAGGCGTAGACATCAACGAATTTAGAGAGGAGGGGTAGGAGATGACTGTAAAAACAACATCTTATAAAATCAAAGAGTTTAGAGAAGAAAAAGGATGGTCTCAAGAGGAGTTGGCTAATAAGTCAAATGTTAGCAGAAGTATTATTTCTGAACTCGAAACAGGAAAGAGAATAGCTACTGGGACAGTTACATTAATGAAGATAGCAAAAGCATTAGAAGTTCCGATGAGAGAAATTTTTTTAAATTAAAAGTTTAATACATTAAACATGTATAAGCAAAATAAAAAAAGAAGGTGTAAAACAATGAACGAACCACAATTACCAACTACATTAAAAGAATATGAAGGCACAAGTTTTATATATCCATATACCGAATTATTAAAACTCTCATTACATAAGGATATTAAAAAAAGAAGACCTTGCACTGGCATGCAAAATCTTCTTGATGAAATCAAAGGAGAATAAGACATGAAAAAGACGAAGAAAGAAAAAATATTAATAGTATTATTATCGTTTATTTCGGCTTTATTAGCTTCGGCTCTAATTAACTCATTATAAGAGACGTCAATAGAGAAGTAAAAAAAGCGACAAGTATAGGCACAATAATATTCCAAATTACTCTATTTATTCTAAGTTCTTTATCTATTTCGAGGTAAGATTCACCCTCGGAGGTTATTACATATTTAATTTCTTTTTTAGGGTAACCTGACTCTCTTTGTTCAATAAAAGATAGTGATGCTAATTTTTGCAGAATGTCTTTTGAAGTCGTTGTAGGTAAACCTATCCTACCTGCAAGATAGTCTGCTGAAACTCCAACTATTTGATTTCTCACTTCTGAGGAATCAAGGTATTCCAATACATTACGTTCTTTTTTAGATAATTTTATATCCATTTTTTTCCGCCTTTACATTTTTTAACTAATTATACCAAAGAAAGGAGAGACACGATTGAACGAAATAACACTATCAAATGATTTAGATCAAATTGAATTAGAGATTAATCATCATAAGAATATCGCAGGACAATCAATATGGGAAATCGGTAGACGATTGAACCATGTAAAAGAAAACGATTTAGCGCATGGGCAGTTTATGGAATGGCTTGAGAATATCGGAATAGAGCATACTTCAGCAAAGCGGATGATGAAAACAGCTAAAGAGATTCCAAATAGTGCAACGTTGCACCATTTAGGAGAAACAGCATTATATCTAATTTCCACACTTCCCGAAGAAGAAAAACAAAAAGAATTATCTAAAGCAGAGGCTGGTGAACCATCAACTGTTAGGGAATTGCGAGAACTAAAAAAACACCTTAAAGAAAAGGAACAACAAATAACCGAAGAAAAGCAACGTGGAGATGCGCTTGCTGAAGCCTTGGAGAAGGAACAAGCGAAGCCTCAACCCAAACCTATTGTTCAAACTAAAGAGGTAAAACCTGCTGATTATGATGACTTAAAGTCTGATAATCAACAGTTACAAGAAGTTTTAAGAAATAAAGAAAATCAATATCAATCTTTAAGGACGCAATATCAAAATTTAATCGACCAACGTTCAGAAGTAGATGAAAAGTCAAAGAAATATGATGAATTAAACGACGCAATTAAAAGGATGCAAGGTCAGTTAGATAAAGGTCAACAAGAAATCGCAGCACAAAAAGAGGTTTACGACTTAGTAAGAAAATCAAAAGAGTTGATTGCTGAAGTAGCGCCGTTAACTTATTTAATTGACGCGGAAAACGTTATTTCGAATGAATATGCTAAGAAGCCTTTGATTGAAATTGTAAATAAACTGCACGACATTGCAAGAAAGATTGAAGAACAAATTGAAGATACAAACATTATCGAAGGAGAGATTATAAATGGCTGAAATGATTGAAAAACCACAAGATTTTCTTGGTATGGCATTGCAACAAAATAAAGCAATTGCAGAAAGCATGGAACAACTTTATAACGAAATGAAATTAACAAACGAGAAAACGGAACAGAGGTTTGCTGAAATCGAGGAAATCCAAGAGAGTTTGAAGAAAAACGTTACTTTGACTCGTGGAGAAATCGCTAGATTAAAAAGACTGATTTTAGCTAAATCAAAACCATTAACCCACCAGTTCTTTAAAGAACCTGTTAGTGAAGAATTGTTCGAAGCAAAACGAGGGCACACTATTTCTTACTTATGGACAATTTTAAAGATGAAATATGACGTGAGTACGTATCCAGAAATTTCACATATTCATTTTGATGAAGCGATGAATATTGTTCGCGGAACAACGATTGATGATTTCCCAAAAGCTTATTACCGTTTGACACCGAAAATGCAAAACATTGCTGGACAAGAAATTGAACATGTTGAGTTTCTAGAAGACGATTCAATGTCCTTGTTTGAATAGTAGGTGAACAAAATGGAAACCACATCTTTAATCAATAGTCTAATCGCAAAAGAAATCGAATTGGCAATTGCTGAAAAAGAAAAGAAAATCAAGGAACTAGAAATAGCTTCCGACAAAGGTTCAATTGGGGATATGAAATGGTTTTGCGAACGCACTGGAATGTCAGCAAATCCAGCTAAAGACCGCATCTTGTATCCATTTCGCAAGGAACTGGAAGGGAAACTAGTTAAATATCCAGAGTCCAGCGGTTCGAAGTGGCAGTTTAATAAGTTCCTTGTCAACCAATGGATTACCGAAAATTTTGAAAGGTGGTAACACTAATGAACAAGAAAATAAAAACACTCGCTTTAACCGCTGCAGTTATTGGTCTAGCGACAGTGATTAAGCGAGTGAATGGGTTACAAACTCAAATTAATGAGATTAAGACAACGCAATCTGGCTTAAAAAGAAAATTGAATTTAAAAGTTGATAAAAATAATTTGATAAAAGAAATAAATTTAACCCCAGAAAAACTCAGGATTAATAGCTCTAAGCTAGAAGGTATTTGAGATAACTTTCTAAGTTATTAACATCGAGATGAATTCATTTTTATCCATTTTTAACACCTCCTTCCTAAGGAGAATTATACCAAAGAAAGGAATGATCATAATGAATAAATATTCTAAAAACACAGTCGTGTGGGGAATTGTAACAGTAATTTATTTCATCGGCATGCTAGAAACAATTGTTCAAGGCTATGCAGGTTGGATTCCAGTCTTGCTATTCGTACCATTTATCATTTCACTGGCTTATACATGGATCAATGCGAAAAATGCAGACATTTTTATGTGGCATGAGGATGAGTACAAATGAGTAAAACGCCACTAGACATCATCGAAGAAAACCGTCGATGGCAGATTCAAAAGGCTATCAACGATTACGATGGTACTAATTTAAGAGAACACTTAGATGATATTAAACGCATTAATGATTATTACGACAACCAAATTATCGAGCAGCGCTATGTCGATAAATGGAAAAATTATTCATAAGGAGGGGTAACTATGAGAGGTATATATGATCTCGATAACCAACAGTTTTATCCAGATGACAGAAGTATTGACTTCAACATCATCGAAACACGTTATGCAACAGTCTCAGCGAATTCTAGAGAAGAAGCTGAAGAAATCTATAGAGAAAATCCAGATGATTATCAGGATGTTAAATCAAAAGTTGAAGTTTATAAATAAAAAAAGCACCTATGGCAGTAGGCGCTAAATAAAAATATTTACAGGTCAATTATACCACAAAGGAGGCACGAGATGATTGAAAGTGTGAAATATACGCTGGAATCAAAGGTTGATATGTACGAGCGTGAAATCGACCGAATCGAAAACAGATTACAAGATTTAGACACCGAAACAATGGGCTTGCGTGTGGACAGAGAAGAACTGATTAAACAAGTTGAAGAACACAAGCGAGCTTTATTAAATCTATGTTCAAAGGAGGACTAAAATGCAACTTTACAATTTAACCGCAAACTACCAGCAAATTGTTGATTATATCGACAGTGCGGAAGAACTGGATGAATCACTACTAATTGATACGTGGGAATCTATTGATGAAGCATTTGAAGATAAAGTCATCTCAACTGCTTATGTGATTAAAAATAACGATGCAGACATCGAAACCATTTCCAACGAAATCAGACGTTTGCAGAAAAAGAAACAAACCAAAAGAAATGCGAATGAACGTTTGAAAGGTTACATCAAAGATAACATGTTGCAACTTGATAAGACACGTATCAAAGGTGATTTATTCGATGTGTCGGTTCGAAATAATGCGGAATCGGTAGAAATTTTAAATGAAGAAGCATTGCCAGAAGATGCGTTTAAAGTGACGAGAACGCCCGATAAGACGGCTATCAAAGAAGCACTGAAGAATGGTCATGAAGTCGACGGAGCGACCTTAAAACGCACACAATCGCTTCAAATTAGATAGGAGGATGAAGTATGAGTTTAGCAATTAAAAATGCAAAAGAACTGTCCACAGATACGACTACATATTTGATATACGGACAACCTGGAGTTGGTAAGACATCAGCAATTAAATATTTACCAGGCAAAACTTTAGTTGTCGATATTGATAAATCATCAAGCGTACTAGCTGGTGAAGAAAATATCGACATTGTGGAAGTGGATACTCATAACATTTGGGATGAATGGTTGAACGTGGTATCAGAAATCATTACAGATAAAACCATTTTAGATAAATACGACAACTTAGTAATTGATAACGTGTCAGAGCTATTCCGTTCAACGCTATCAAACTTAGGTCGTATCGGAAAGAATAACCGAGTGCCTAGCATGGCCGATTACCAGCGTGTCGATTTCACTATCTTAGATAGTCTACGTGCATTAAGCCAATTACCAATACGGTTAATCTTTACAGCATGGGAGAAGTCGGACCTGTGGGAAGCCGAAAATGGTCAATCATTTAATCGTGCTTTTCCAGACTTACGTAATTCTATTATGAACAACTTCTTAGGACTATGTGATGTGGTAGGTCGGTTAATGGTCTACGCAAAAGATGATGAAAAAGTACGTGGATTTGTTTTACAACCTGACAATTCAATTACTGCTAAAAATCGACTAGATGACCGTTCAGGATGTCTGATAGAGGAGTTGGTGGTGCGTAATGAATGACATTCCAATTATATGACTATCAAACGGAATTAGTCACTAAAGCTAGAAAATCACTTGCTAAAGGACATAAAGGCGTTTTAATACAATCGCCTCCGGGAAGTGGTAAATCAGTTGTAATCGCAGAAATAGCTAGATTAACGACCGATAAAGGTAATCGTGTGATGTTCCTAGTCCACAGGAAAGAGCTTGTAGAACAGATTACAGAAACATTTACAGCTAATGATGTTGATTTAAATTTATGCACGATCATGACAGTGACGAAAGTGGCTAATCGATTGATAAAACTACCTAAACCCGACTTAATCATCACTGATGAAACGCATCATAGTAGAGCCAAAACTTACCGAAAGATTTACGATTACTATTCAGACGTTCCAAGATTAGGTTTTACAGCTACACCCTGGCGAATGAACGGTAAAGGTTTTGATGATATTTATTCAGAAATGATAGTAGGAAAGTCAGTTAAATGGTTAATCGAAAACAAGCGATTAGCACCTTATGAGTTTTATTCAATTCCACGAGCAGATATCGATAAATTAAAAAAATCGTCAACTGGTGATTACACTAACCAATCGATTGAAGATGCACTTAAAACGACCATTTTTGGTGATGTAGTTGAGAACTACGTAAAGGTAGCAAATGGACAGAAAACCATTCTATATGCACACAGTATTGAATATTCAGAGAAATTTGCTGATGAGTTCAGGAGTGCAGGTATTAAAGCGGTTCATGTTGATAGTAAAACACCGAGTTCAGAACGTGATGAGATTATGAATGATTTTAGAAACGGAAAAATTAAAGTTTTATGCAACGTGGATTTGATTTCAGAAGGTTTCGACGTTCCAGACTGTACTTGTGTGATTATGGTAAGGCCCACAGATAGCTTGGTACTTTATTTGCAACAATCCATGCGGTGCATGAGATACCAGCCGAATAAGACAGCAACTATTATTGATCATGTAGCGAATTACATCAGACATTTTCTTCCTGATACTGACAGAACATGGCACTTGGAAAGTTTCGAGAAGAAACACAAGAAAAAACAACAAAACGAGAATGAAATAGCCATCAAAGAATGTCCTAACTGTTTTGGTGTAATGGAAAGCAAAACATTAAAAGAAAACAATTTCTGTTGTCCTTATTGTGGTTTCAAAATTGAAGTCGTTAAGATTGAAAAAGATGTAATAGACACAACGTTATCTAAATTAGACACGCAACAGATTGTCGTTGATTATTCCAAAATTAACTTGATCAAGAAGTATAAATCTACTGATAAAAAAGAATTACAAAGCATCGAAGATTGGTACTTGTACGCTAAAGCGCGCAACTATAAAGACGGATGGTTAAAACATAATATTCCGGGTTTTAAAAATACACCATGGTCAATATTTTATCAAACTATTAAGCCAATTAAACGTAAATATAGCAGCATATTTTAATTAAGAAAAGGAGAATTTTTATTATGTCATTTTTAACAACAAACTATTCAGAATTAGAACGTAACACAGGTTTTGAAGCTTTACCAAAAGGTAATTATGAAGTGATTATCACAAAACCAACAATTAAATCGTCTAAAGCAGGACGCGAATATATCAATATGCAGTTAGTGGTACGTAATGATTTAGATAAAGTGGATAATCTAGCAAATACAAATGCTAAATACCACAATCGTGTCGTGTTCGCTTCAATTTTTACAGATAAAGAAACTAATCAATATAATACCGAAGATTTAATGTATTACCTTGAAGCGGTACAAGTTCCAGAAGGCACAGAAATTAAAGACATGCAACATTACTTAGATTTAATTGCAGATAAACCTGTGCGCGTTTATGTAACACAAAGTGAAAACGAATATCAAGGTGAAAAACAAATTCAAAATAATGTGTGGGCAAACAGTGTAGAGAAATCTCAATTCCCACAGGTTAACCACCAATTCAAAAACAAATCAAATACGGACCCGTTTGGCGGTACGCAATCACTTGATGAATCAGAAATTTCAAAAAACTTACCATTTTAGAAAGGGATATTAAATGATACCAGACGAACTAAAACAGCTTAATAATTGGTGCGTTTGGGTGTACCAGGAACGGGACGGTAAAAGAACTAAGGTCCCAGTTGATCCAGTGAGTGGGGAGTTGGCAAAGTCCAACGACCCATCGACTTGGGTTGATTATGATACTGCTAAAAATGTATGGCAGACCACAAACGCTAATGGGTTGGGTTTCTTCTTTACACCGCCTTACGTCGGAATAGACATTGATAATGTAGCGGACGAATTAGAACGATACAAATTAGGCGATTATGATACGAACATTGTGTTCGAATTTTATGAATCGTTTAAAAGTTATGGAGAAATATCGCCCAGCGGAAATGGGTTCCACATTATTACCAAGGGTAAGATACCTGGTGCTCGTAGACGACACAAAAATGTAGAAATGTACGATAGCGGTCGATTCTTCACAATGACAGGTAATTCACTTGGGAAATACAGTGAAGTGTCTGAAGTTTCTGAGTTGAATTTTGACCGTATATATAGAAAGTATCTTCCAGATAATGTACAGAAATTAAATTTTGATAATCATGGCATTTCCCACAGTTTATCTGATTCAGCAGTAATTGGGAAAGCACTCGAATCTAAATCGGGTGAAAAGTTTAGATTATTCATGAATGGCGGTTGGGAAACACAGTTCTCTAGTCAATCTGAAGCTGATATGGCATTCGCTAATATTCTAGCGTTTTGGTGCGCAAGGGACTTCGCACAAATGGATAGTATATTCCGCCGGTCATCACTCATGCGTGATAAATGGGATGAAAAGCGTGGGAAAACTACATACGGTGAAGCAACGCTATATAAAGCAATCAATGAAACTGCTGATGTATATACGCCTACAAACAAACGGGAACCGATGAAGTATGATTTATCTTTCTTGGAAAACAAAAAGGAAGATGAAGTCATCGAACTACCACCTAGAAGTTGGGATGATACAGGGAATGCGCAGCGATTTATGGACAACTACGGAGACATCGTTAAATACTCATATCAATCTAAAAATTTTTATGTGTATGACGGACAGAAATGGCAAATCGACAATATGGGACTTGTATTCAAACTAATTGATAGCACGATTGAAAACATGAAGTTTGAAAAGATAACCGTTCCCGAAGATGAAAAAGAATCCGAGAAAATTATTCAGAGTTTTCAAAAATTCATTTCAAAAAGTCGTTCTACAAATTCAAAGAAGAATATCTATACAGAACTACAACATCTAACTGCCATATCTACTGATGAATTTGATAAGGATAACATGACTATCAATGTTCAGAACGGATACATTGATTTATCCAGCGGAGAGTTACACGAACACGACCAAGACAAGATGTTTTCAAAGATAACAAATGTAGAGTATTCAAATAAAATGCGACCTGATGCGTGGTTAGATTTTCTAAATGATATTTTCGATGGTGATGAAGATTTAATTCATTACATCCAAAAAGCACTAGGTTATTCACTAACAGGTAGTGCTGAAGAACAGATAATGTTCATTTTGCTAGGGAATGGTCGTAACGGTAAATCGTTATTCGTAAACACAATCGCTGAAATGCTTGGTGATTATTCTAAAAATACTCAAGCTGAAACGCTTATGGAAAAGAAAGGCGAGAAAATCAATAACGATGTCGCTCGATTAAACGATACACGTTTCGTCACTTCCACAGAACCTAATCAAGGTTTCGTATTCGATGAAGGATTGGTTAAGCAGATGACTGGTGATGATAAAGTATCCGCACGTTTTCTACACCAAGAATTCTTTGAGTTTGATGTTAAATTTAAAATTTGGCTTGCTACTAACCATAGACCAATTGTTAAAGGTACTGATGATGGGATATGGCGTAGGTTGATTACAATACCGTTTGATGTTCAAATACCAACTCACAAAGTTGATAAGAAATTGAAATTCAAACTAATGCGTGAAGCTCCAGCAATATTAGAGTGGATGGTTGAAGGGTGTTTACTTTGGCAAAAAGAAGGATTGGAAAATCTACCAAGAAAGATTAAAGAAGCGAACGCAGATTATCGTTTTGAAATGGATCCAGTTCAATCATTTATAGAAGAACAGTGCATCATAGGTGATGAGTTTGAAGAAAACGGTAGCACTTTATACGAAGCATACACCAAATGGTGCGTTGATAATGACCGCTATGATGTGGGCAAAAATAATTTTGGTAAGCAATTGAAAAGTAAATTTAAAAGTCGCAGAAGTAACGGGATTAAATATATAGGTATAAAAATTTTAAGGCAATATACCTTTGGTTCAGATATCCCAATTAAGTAATGGAACACTAACGGAATACTTTGGAACACTAAATGGAATACTAAACCCCTAGAGCCACAAGGGAATGGAATACATGGAATACCTTTTTATATAAATTTATAAATAATAAATATAAGTATATATATGTATATATAAAGAAAAAAGTAAGAAAAGGTGTTCCAAGTGTTCCAAATTATTGGGGGAGTAAGGCTCAAGTCGTCCAATAGGTCGTCCAAATTGTGGATTTAGTCGTCCAAATTAAAAAAAGGAGTTGGAAAACATGACCAGTTTTAAACAATGGCTAGAAAAATATGAAGATGAAAATTCTCCAACAGGGGACTTTGCAAGAGATGTGATTGTAGATGAAGATTTTCCAATTATTCAAACAAAAGAATTTGTGGAGAAATATTTAATTAAAAATAATGCAAGTGATAAAACGATGGATATCTTTTACGAGGTGTGGGATAGATTTGAAAACAGAAGCTGACATTCAATCAGAAATTATGATTGAACTTTCAAAACGAGGCCACAAGATATTCAGAGCGAACGCAGGGAAGATTAAAACGGAGTTCGGTACTTATATAAAATTATTTCCTAAAGGGTTTCCTGATCTTTGCGGATGGAGAAAGTCGGATGGGAAATTCATTGCAATTGAAGTGAAAAATGAAAAAGGGAAATTAAGACCTGAACAAGTGAAATTTTCTGAATTTGCAAAAACGCAAAACATTCTATATGGCGTGGCTAGAAGTAAGGAACAGGCAGTAGAAATCGTGGAGGAACTAAGATGACAATCAGATTTAACCCACAAGGCTATAAGCCGACAAAGAAAGAACGAATTACACATAACATGGACACCTTTGAACGAAAAGTTGGTAGAGCATTGGACCACTTGAATGCTGGTGAAACTACTAAAGACCAATTTATCCATGAAATTAACGTGGCGCATGGTAACTACAAGCGTAATCAAAGAGAAATCTATAATTTGGAGGACTAACCATGAACTTACAAGAGGAACTGAAATTATTAAAAGAACGTATTGCTGAATTAGAAGAACAGGCAAAACAGGAACAGGAGTTTCCAAAAGATGGTGACGAATACTGGTTTATGAGTGATAGCGGGGTCATAGGCAATAGCTTTTACAGTAACTATTACATTGATAATGACCGACTAGAAATTGGAAACTTTTTCAAGGATGGAGAACAAGCAAAGTTTGCAGTTGAAAAGCTAAAAGTTGAAGCGGAACTGCGGAAGTATAGTAAACCTTTTGAGTACGGAATATTCAACTATTACATATTTTTTGCTATAGATAGTGGCTTCATTGACGTTAATTGTAAGGCCTACTGTCCATCACAAGGAACTATCTACTTTGAAAGCGAAGAAAAGGCTCAGCAAGCAATTGAAGCAGTCGGTAAAGAACGTATCAAGAAATATATCTTTGGAGTGGAGGACTAACTATGAAACACCCAGACATTGAAAAGTTAGAAAAACAAGCATTGCTGGAACGCATCGAGCGACTAGAAAAGAGAATTGAGAAATTGGAGAAGAAGAATGACAAATAAAAAGAAAACTATCATTGGTTTGCAGGTAGTCGCAACAGTTTACTTGCTAGGTAATATGCTTTACAGCAACTTGCAAGCGTTTGACCTAATGTCCACAGCGATGGGTCTGTTAGGTTTATTCGGTAATATCCTACTGGCGCACAAGAGATCAAGTACGTTCGCTTTGAATATGTCTAATAATATTTTAGGGGGTGTCCTAAGTTTCCAAAATCGTTTCTTTGCTGAGGTAGGCATGAATATCATCTACTTCGTAACACAAGCGGTGCAGGGCATTCCTTACTTCAAGAAACATAAGGACGAAACTGGCGAGGTAGTAACCAAATCAGAGTTCGAGCCAGTCAAAATCATCACTTACATCGCATTTGGCACCTTGGTGATGGGGTTAGTAAGTAAGTTCTTTGACGGCAATATGGTAGTGCTAGATAGCGTACAAAATGGTATTGCAATTGGCGCACAGTTACGTCAAATGAATGGTAATGCTGATGGGTGGCTATTATGGGTGCTATCTAACATCATCAACATCATCGTGTGGGCATCAGTAGGTAACTGGATATTAGTGGCTTCATTCGCAGCGTATGCAATTGTGGCGGTTAGTGGATATCTAAATTGGTCGGAATAGGAGGGTAAACTATGGGATATAGTGTGGCAGAAATCATCGATTTGTTGCAATTTAGCTATGGCTTGCATGGCACATATCTTTGCAAAAAGACGGGTATTAAATACACGAATATACAAATCGCAAAACGTGAAAATTTTTTAACAAAGAAAACGGAACAAATGTTTGCTAATTATTTTGGCGAAGATTGGAATAGCGTCGGGGCTATACGGAAATATCAACAGCAAAAGAACATCGTCATGAACGTTGATGGTGAGAAGATACGAAAGTTAAGACGTGATAAGGGGCTATCTGTTACCGATTTAGGCAAAGAATTGGGCGTCGGGCGTGAACGAATGCGGTCTATTGAGAAAGGAAAAGCTACACTTTCAAGCTGGCAAGAATACTTGAAATTTAAGCAGTATTTTAAGAATGACCTGTTAAAAGAAGGTGCAGTCAAGAAGAAAAGATTTATTAAGAAAGAATTTATCACGTTTAGAAACGTTGGTGGGCGCTGGGAAATGGTTAAGCGAGTGAAGGAAGTAAAAGTTTAGGTTAAAATTTCCGATTTACTGGAAACTTACGAAAATGGTGGGGAAAAGGGAAAGTGGGAGGAATAAGCATGAAAATTGAAATTGATAAACCAGTTGTGCCGAAATGGTTTGATGATTGGTATAAAGATGTACCAACGGAACAAGATGGTTATGGAGCTACAAAAGAAGAACACGCAATCCAATTAGTATCGCAAGTTGGTTGGGGAAATGGATTGTATAAATCAATGTCTAATTTTGAACGTGAGCATGACGAAGAAAGAGTTGGTTATGTTCTTGATAATAAAACAAAGCTTTTCCATGCTATCTTATTTGGTTACGAAGTAGAAAAAGAGCCACTTTACTACGCTAAAATTAAAGGGTGGGAATTATCAAAAGGGAATATTTATTGGAATGCAAATGTTCGAGAGAAGTCATTGTTCATACAAGGTAAATCTCAAGTAGGCATTTTTAAAACCAAACTAACCAAATATGAATGGAACGAACTAGGTATCAATGACACCAATGCTGACTTTGAGTAGGTGGAGTGAGTATGAATTATAGTTTTCAAGAGTTTTTACTAAACTTAGTAGCATTAGCGATAGTTATACTACTTGTGATGGTAGGGATAACATTATTTGATAAACCTAAGCCTGAATTTTCCACCGCAAAACCAATCCACCAGCAACAAATTGGTGATGAAACCGAGCCAGATATACTGATTATCTATGAAGCAGAAGTTGACGGTGTGAAAGTATATCCTAGTGTGATTAAGGAGCCAAAATAATGATGTATGACGCGGTTGTAATCACGACTGAAGGTAAACATACATACCAGAACATAGAAGTTAAGAACGAGCAGTATTTAACGGATAAGATACACAAAGATTTAAAGACTGAAATTGTTGAGATTGAGATTAAGAAAGTATTTGAAGAAGGGGTTTGGAGCGAATGAAGATTAAAAACGGACAAGACTTATACATCGTAAGCAATGCAGACTCTCAAGAAACGGAGTTAATCACCGATAGCGAGAAGAAGGCAATTGACTACATAAACAAGCAGTTAAAAGAAGAATACGGATTTACGCAAGAAATGATTGATGAGCTGTACGAAGATGATGAAGTAGGAGAATACTACTTGTTAGATTGTGCGCCATTTAAAGAATAGGAGATTTTAGAAAATTATGAAAATTATCGTATACAACAAAGACAATTGCCCAAAATGTAAACACACTGAAATGCAATTAAAAGCACGAGGTATTCAATTTGAAACGAAGAATATCTTTGACGAAGAAAATGTGAACATTTTAGAATGGGCGCAGGCGACAGGTAACCGCACAATGCCATTGGTGTTTGTTGATGGAGAGTTTGCGTGGGGAGATAACCGACCAGACAAGGTGGAAGAACTGGCAAAGTTGGTGGAATAGATGGACCTATTAACACAATTGTTATTGAGCATTGGTACGTTCGCATTATTAGTGGTGTTAGGCTCATTCATATTCATAATGCTGAACACGTTATTCGATGTAATTGAAGAGCAACAGCAAGCGAGAGAACGGGATAAGCGGAGGGAATAGATGAGTGAAGCTAAATACTTATTACAGAAAATTGCGTTCTTAGATGCTGAAATCAATTCACTGATACGGGAACATGAGAGTGTGAAGTCAACACTACTGAAAGCGACAGACTATTCCAATGAACCTGTGGCGACTACTAAGCGGAATACGAGCGAAGATAAGTTAGTTAAGTTGGCTGATAAGTCTAGTGACATTGATCTAAAGATTGATGAACTGGTGGACTTTAAAATAATGATGGGCGATTATATCAATCGGATTGAAGATATAAAATATAGAATAATATTAAGAGAACACTATATTAATGGCGTACCTTTTTCTGAATTGCCAGACGTTTCAGACGTTATCCGATATTCAGAACGTCATTTACACAGATTGCATGGCGAAGCATTACTGGCATTTCAAGAAGTTTTAAAAGATGTCAGTTGATGTCAGTTGATGTCATAGAATGTCATTAAGATACATGCTATATTGATATTGTGATATTTAAGCGATGGGATATCACATAGCCTCCGAAAGTCTTTAGCATACGGAAATATGTTTAAAGCAACGCAGGTTCCTCCTGTGGATATATAACAGGTACTAAGTGGATGAGCCACCATGATAGTTGCAAGGCTATCTAGTATCATTAGCAAGGCACAGTCAGCTCAAATACATTGTACATTTAATCATCACTGACTAACCTTGCTTATCAAAAATAAAATGCATGTGTACAGTGCATGCGCACACAACTAGAGATGGTTTAGTGGTTGGGGGTTCAATTCCTCTCACGCACTGGTGTGACCTAGGTTCGAATCCTATGTGTGTGTTTAAAGCCATTAAGTATAGAAGCACTATATAAATGGAATACCCTGTTAGAGTAATCTAGTAAGGTAGCCAGCTTTTCTTAATAGTAGTTGGTTAATGGTTCAAATAATATAAATAACATCAATAGCTACCCAGTCTTTTAATAGGCACACTTACTAGTGGCGGGTGGCTTTTTATTTTGTAAAGAAAGGTGGTGGTCTAGTGCTGACTACAAGAGAAGAAAAATATGTACAAGGGTTGGTAGCTGGGCTATCACAAAGAAAATCGTATCGTGAAGCCTACCCAAATTCTACTAAGTGGAAGGATTCGACAGTTGATGTAAAAGCTAGTGCATTACTAAAAAAAGATAAGGTTTTGGTAAGGTACAACGAGTTGATGAGTGAACATAAAGCAAAAGCACTTTGGACAAGAGAACAGGCTATAAACGACCTTATTTGGCTTAAAGAACAGTCGAAAATGTCTATTGAACAAGATGATGAAGGGTACGTTCGTCAAGGAACATCAACTGCTTTCGTGAATACTATTCAAGAGTTAAACAAATTAGAAGGGTTGTATCCTTCTGAAAAACAAGAAATCGAATTATCTGGAGGTGTGCAGTTTGTTGACGACATCGAAACAGATTAAAATATCCAGTTTAATACCAACAAATTTTCATAGCGCGTGGCGAGCGTCATTAGATCCTAATAAATTACACATTGCTTGTAAAGGTGGACGTGGTTCAGGTAAGTCATCAAACGTGGCACATATCATCGTGCAAATGCTTATGCGGTACGCCGTAAATGGAGTGGCTATACGTAAGACAGACAACACGCTAGAACAGTCTGTATACGAACAAATAAAGTGGGCGATTGCAGAGCAGCAAGTAACGCATCTGTTTAAGTTTAATAAATCGCCATTGCGCATCACTTATAAACCTAGAGGTAATTACATTGTGTTTCGTGGAGCTCAAAACCCAGAGCGAATCAAGTCATTAAAAGATAGTCAATTCCCTTTTGCAATCGGTTGGATAGAAGAGTTGGCAGAATTTAAAACTGAAGATGAAGTAAAGACCATTACTAACTCACTTTTACGTGGTGAATTAGCTGATGGTCTTTTTTATAAATTCTTTTATACATATAACCCACCAAAGCGGAAACAATCGTGGGTGAACAAGAAGTATGAAACACAATTTCAACCTAATAACACATTCGTACACGCTTCAACCTACCTTGATAACCCATTCATAGCCAAAGCCTTTATAGAAGAAGCAGAAGCCACTAAAGAGCGTTCAGAACGCCGATATCGTTGGGAGTATTTAGGTGAAGCGATTGGGTCTGGTGTTGTACCGTTCGATAATTTACGTTTCGAGACTATCACTGATGAGCAATTAGCAACTTTTGATAATTTTAGAAACGGTCTTGACTATGGGTATGCGACCGACCCACTCGCTTTTGTGCGGTGGCATTATGACAAGAAAAAGAACGGTATTTATGCGGTTGATGAACTGTATGGGCAAAAAATGAGTAACAGACAGACTGCTAAGATTCTAAAAGAGCGAGGATATCAGAGCGACTATATCTATGCAGATAGCGCAGAGCCAAAGTCAAACGCTGAGATGAGAGATGAGTACGGCTTTAAGAAGCTATTTGGGGTTAAGAAAGGTCCTGACTCAGTTGAGTTTGGTGAGCAGTGGTTAGATGACTTAGATTTTATTTGCATCGACCCTAACCGCACGCCGAACATTGCTTGGGAATTTGAAAATATAGACTATCAGGTTGACCGTGACGGTAATCCTAGAGCACGGCTAGAAGACAAGGATAACCACTGCATCGTTGGGAATACATTAGTTGATACAGATAAAGGGCAAATACCAATATCTGAATTAGTTGGTAAAAAAGGAAATGTACATACTTATAATTTTGATACAGGTAATAAAGAATTGTCAGCATTTGAAGATGTCAGAATGACAAGACCTAATGCAGATGTTTATGAATTGGAATTAGAAGACGGAACGACTATACAATCGACAGATGAACATTTATTCTTAACTGAAAATGGTTGGAAAAAGCTAAAAGAAATAACTGAAAATGACCGTATAATCAATGTTTCTTATTGATACTACAAGATATTCATTGTATAATGTAGTAAAGGAAGTGATTGTATGAAATACCAATATTTTGACGGCATCAAATTTACACTAGATGAAAATACAGGTTACTATTTAAATTCTACAATTAGAACAAGATTACATAGATATGTATGGGAATTCTATAATGGCAAAATACCAAGTGGATATGAAGTGCATCATGTAGACCATGACAAATCTAATAATGATATCGAAAATCTGAAATTACTCCCTAGAAAAGAACATTTAAAATACCATGCTTCAATAGCAGGCAAAAGAAACGTTGAGAATGGATTGTTAGATAGAATAAGACCAATGACTAAAGAGTGGCATTCTAGCGAAGACGGACGCGAATGGCACAGAAAGCATTATGAAAAAACTAAAGATAAATTGCATGAAGAAAAAGAATTTATTTGTGAACAATGTGGAAAAACATATATATCTGAAGTAACAGGAACAAATAGGTTCTGCTCTAACAAATGCAAGAGTAAATGGAGGCGAGATAGTGGAATCGATGACGAAACAAGAATATGTGAATATTGCGGAAAAGAATTTAGAATCAATAAATATTCAAAATCAAAAACTTGTTCAAAATCTTGCTCTGCAAAACTCCGACATAAAAAGCGTAAAAGTGAAGTCGATTAAATATAAAGGAAAACAAGACGTTTACAATATGGAAGTACCTAACCACCACAACTATTCAGTTGCTGGTGGTTTTATTATTCATAATTGTATTGACGCTACTAGATATGCATTCGCTGATGATATGAGGCCAGTTAAGCAGTCAGCAAGTTATGCAACGTTAGCACGAGGAATTATGTAGAAAGGAGGCTTTAGATGCCAATTTATGACAGTTTTAGAGACTCAAGCGGGCAAGTAAAGACCTTAAAATTACGGTTTAGCCGAGAATCGAGAATACGTTATCGAGCTGAATCAGCTGAAGCGATTATTGCAAAAGATTTTGAGATGCTAAAGAAGTTTATTGAGCACCATAAACGTCATCAAGTACCACGGATGCAAGAGTTGATTGACTATTACGAAGGAAATAACCACAACGTTTTAACGGGACCACGACGCCGAAATGATGAGGATATGACAGATAATCGAGCGCCTCACCCTTTTGCTAAGTTAATCACAGTATTTAGAAGCTCGTATGCAGTCGGTATTCCAATACAGACTAGATATGCAGATAACAATACGCATAGTGATACTGATGAAGCCTTAGAAGATATGGCAAAACAGAATAGTTTTAGAACACTGGATAAAACTTTATGGAATGATATGTCTAAGACAGGTAGGGCCTTTGAGGTAGTATGGCGTAGCAAAGAGGCTACCCATGTTAAGCGATTAGACCCACTAGAGACTTTTGTTATCTATGATACAACTATCGAAGAAAAGCCACTAATGGCTATTCGATACTATAAAGCCTCAATCTTTGAAGCTGATAAAGAATATGTAGAAGTGCATACCGCTTCAGAGGTACATCGATATAGCTACACAGAAGGCAAGCTAGTTGAGTTAAAAGGTAGTCCTGAAAAACACAGATTTGGCCAAGTGCCGATTATTGAACATCGGAACAATTTGGATGGCCTAGGCGACTATGAGTTAGTCTTAGCTTTAATTGATTTATATGATAGCGCTCAGTCTGATACAGCGAATTACATGCAGGACTTATCAGATGCTATCCTGTTTATTTTTGGGCGAGTTGAGTTTCCGTCTGACTGTGATACCGCTGAAAAGCAGATAGCTTATATGCGGGAAATGAAACGAGCACGAATGATGAATCTTGCAGGAGCATTGAACCAGCAGGGTGATGAGGCTTCAGTCAGTGCCGATTACAAGTACAAGCAGTATGACGTATCAGGTACTGAAGCGTATAAGACTCGCATTGGAGACGATATCCATAAGTTCACGTCAACACCAAATTCTACTGATGAGCACTTTAGTGGTACGACTTCAGGTGAGGCAATGAAATATAAGATGTCTTCACTTGACCAAGAGATGAGTGAAACACAAGCGCTATTTGAAGAATCATTAAAACAGCGATATAGCTTATTAGTTACCATGGAGAAATTCTTGAAAAATAAGACCTTTAAGGATTTTGATTTAGATAAGCTAAAATTCAAGTTCACACCAAATATTCCTAAATCAGTAACTGAAACAATCCAAAATGCAAATATGCTATTTGGTCGTGTATCTGATGAAACCGTATTTGATATGCTTGAGCAGGTTACTGGGGTTAAAGCTGGCGATGAGATAGAACGTGTCGCTCGTGAAGACCCTGATAGTGACTCTGAGCCTCCTTTAAGGCGCCCAATCGAAATTGTAGGTGAAGAAGATGACGAACAAGAAGCATAGGGAATACTGGCAAAGACGTACATCTGAGCTCATGGCTTATGCAGACCGCAAGGATATCGATTTTTTCAAGCTATTAGCCGATTTATATGGTGAGTATGCGGTCGAACTGCAGAAAGAGATATTCACTTTTTACGGCAAATATGCAGATGAAAATGGGCTTACACTTCAACAGGCTAAAGAGCGTTTAAGAGGCACGGATTTATCAGACTATAGGAGAAATGCAGAATTATACCGAGTAAGTGCTGAAAAAGACCCTGAGTTACTAGATAGGTTGAATGAACAGTATGTATCAAGTAAAGCTACTAGATTGGACGCTTTAAATTTACAACTTACTTATAATGCAGCGCTACTAGCTCTAGCAGTTAATAATGAATTTGAGCGATATCTCAAAAAGCTTGCAGGACACTCATACAGAAAGATTCTAGGTGGACGGTCAGCGGGTACTTTAAATGAGCCGGCGCTACAGCAACTTATCAGAACACCCTTTCAAGGTTATAACTATTCAGAACAGTTATGGGGGAATACTGATAATCTAGCAAAGTCGCTACGTAAAGCTTTGTCGAAGATGTTAGTAAGAGGCGAAAACCCAAGAGTAGTAGCTAGAGAGTTACGAGATAGGTTCACAGTCGCCCAGCATAGAGCTGAAACACTGGTACGAACAGATGGCTCTATGGTTATCAACAATGCAACTTTAAAAAGATACAATGATGCAGGATTAAAAGGTGTCAGAATACATGTACACATGGATGAACGTACTTCTGATATCTGTAAGGAAATCCATAAAGAGGACAAACTATACAGTATTGAAGACGTTATTAAAAATCCGATTCTACCAGCTCACTATAGTTGCCGTTCTACTTATGTACCGGATGAAGAAGAGTTGATGGAGGACTCATGGGAAAGTTAACGTATTTTCAAATTATCTCAATACTAGTGCTAATCGCAAGATATCTAGGCTATATTCATCTCGATTGGTTTTGGATAGTACTACTAATTATATTCGGCCTAGGTAATGAGAGGGACGATAAACACTAGGAGCGTGATCTAAATGTATCTTGACCAGCAAAGAGCTTTAGGAGTGTAATACAATGCGAGACAAAGTTGGGGAAATAAAACATGTTGCAACTAAGCAAGAGTTAGAAAAAGAGCATGATAAATACTGGGGTAGACATAACGTTTATTTAACTGCTAATGATATTTCGCATTTACTCAATGGTGGCTACCTGGTGTTTAAAGATGGCGAGTATTCTCATGGCTTAATTTATGAGGAGTATGCCAATGAGAGTTAGCGTATATCTATTTGACGGCGGAGTACTTGAATTTGATATTGCCCTTGAGGTTATACAGGAAACAGATGAGATATTTAAGTTCTCCAATATCGATAGAGACAGCGAAAATGCGCGCACGGCGGTATTTAGTCTGATGAATATAGCGGGATATGATATCGAGTATTTAGCTTAAGGAAGGGGTAGAGAATGTGATTTCGGATAAATATATTAAGACTACAGTGGGTGCAGATAAGAAAGGAATTACTTTTATCGATGTAGTTAAAAAAGACACCTATGAACTAATAGCTAGTATTCCTTTTAATTTCGATGATGAGCTTATTGTTCACAGTGATTATACAGTGCTTGGCTCATACGGTGACCTAGCTTATAAAAGTAAAAACAATAAAGAGCAGCCTGAACCAGTGCAACGAGCTTTAAAACGAATTCGTGAGCTTGAATATATTACAGACGTGAGAATTGACGAAGAGTTTGAAGCGTGCGACAAACGCCTTGATTACCCTAATAACAGATTGACTATTACTATTGACTATTTAGATGTAGAGCTGTTTAAAGCTATAAAAGAAAAAAGCAATTATGAATACGACGTAGACCACTAGGTAATCGCTAGTGGTTTTTGTTTTGACCTGCCATAAGTCAATAAACTGGGTAAATATGAGCACTAGCGTGGGTTTAGAGCGTTGTAGGGGATTAGATTCAAAGCTGACTAGCGAGCCTGACGAGGCAAGTGTGGCAGTCTGAGAACCTAAGAACTTTATTTCGACTAATCACTAGCGTGGGCGAAGGAGAATTTTAAGATGAATATTGAAAAGCAACCATTAGTACCGTTTAATTTACAGTTTTTTGCCGAAAATGATGCTACGACTGAAAATGATACTGGCAATGAAGCATCGGATGCCACTGAAACTAAAACAGAGACGCCGGCTACCTTCACACAATCTCAATTGGATTCGGAAGTAAACAGAGCTGTGCAAAAGGCTTTGGCTAAACAGCAAGCTGATTTCGAGGCTCAAAAAGAGGAAATTGCTAAAAATGCAATCGAGAAAGAAAAGGATTATGCTCAACTCTCTGAAGAAGAACGACGTCAGCGAGAGCTAGATGATGAACGTGCTGATTTTGAGAAAGAACGCGCAGAATTTAAACGCGAAAAGTTAGTGTCCGAGATTAAAGCAGATTTAGCAGATAAGGGCCTACCGACTGACTTTGCAGAGCTGTTAGCTGGTGAAGGAAGTGTTGAAAAAGCAGTCGAGCGTGCAAATAAATTGCAAGACCGCTTTAATGAGGCGGTAGCCAATGAGGTGAAAGTCCAATTAGCACAATCTACACCGGGCTTTGGAGCTACTAAAGCTGAAACAGCTTCAAATATTGGTGCAGACTTAGGTAAACAGCATGGTAAGCGAAATGGAACAATTTTTTAAAGGAGGAAATTAAAACATGGCAAATGTATTTGGAACAGGCTTAGAGGTCTTACATAACTTAGACTACGATGCGATCTCAATCACAGTAGATGCTTCAACAGCAGGAACAGTAACTGAAAATGGTCGTAAAATTTTAAAAGCCGGTACAATCTTGAAAGGCGTGGACGGTTCAATCTTTAATGACCGAGACCAGTTAGCCACTCAAACAACTGGCGCTTCAGGAGATGTAGACGGTATTTTACTTTCAGATATTGACTTAACAGATGGAAATGCGACAGCAGCATTAGTATATCGAGGTACTGTGCGAGCTGACCGATTACCTGCTGGGAATGCACCAGCAAACGTACAAACAAAATTGAAGCATATTCAATTTGTCAATGGGATTTAAGAAGGAGGAATATAAAATATGCCATTATTAGAAACAGCAGTAACAGCTCAAAATGTTGTAGGGTACTTTGAGGCAACTACAACCCAAGATGATTCTCTAGGTGCACGCCTTTTCCCCGCTGAAAAGCAATTGGGTCTAACATTAGAATATATTAAAGGTTCAGGTAACAAAGCAGTTCAATTACGTGCTTCAGCGTTTGACACACGTACCACTTTTCGTGACCGTATGCCAATCGAGTTGAATAGCGAACGTATGCCATTCTTCAAAGAAGGTTACTTAGTTAAAGAGTCTGACCGTCAACAGTTAGCAATCTTAGAGATGACAGGTAACCAAGCCTTAATTGATACTGTGTTAACAAAAATCTTCAGTGATTCAGCTAACTTAATTCTAGCAGCACAAGCTCGTGTGCAAGCTATGCGTATGCAAGTCTTAGCAACAGGTAAACTAGCAATCGACTCAAACGGTGTTAAACAAGAATACGATTACTCTGTACCAGAAGAGAATAAAGGAACAGTAGCGAATAACTGGTCTGACGCTGATAACGCAACACCGCTAAAAGATATCGCAGAAGCAGTTGATAAGATGGCGGATAACGGTGTAGCGATTGAAGGCGCTGTGATGAATAACCGCACTTTCGGGTATCTACGTGACGCTAAGTCAACTAAGCGCCAAATCAAAGGAAACGTGCAAAACGCAACGCCGGATGTGACTAACCGAGAATTGACTGAATTCTTATCAAACGAATACGGTGTGACACTTGAAATCGTGAAAGCAACAAATGTCGGTGACGATGGACAAGCTCATAAGATTTTTCCAGATGGGCACGTTACTTTAATTCCTAATCAAACACTAGGACGTACAGTGTATGGTACTTCTCCAGCAGAGATGGACTTAACTTCTCGTCAAGATGTTGATGTATCAGTAGTCAATACAGGGGTAGCTGTTGTTACGACAATGACGACTGACCCAGTTAATAAACAGACTCGTGCAGAAATGGTTACACTACCATCATTCGAGGGTGCGAACTTAGTGTACTTAATGACTACTGAAGCCGAGGCAGACGAACCAATCGATGAAGGCTCGGAAGCAGGAGCAAGCGCCTAAGCTTAGAAAGGAGCTGATGATTAGTGGAGATGCTGGAACAAGTCAAGCTATTAAAAGGTATTACCGATAGAGCTCAAGATGACCTAATCAAGCTAATCATAGCGGATTCTGAGTCTCGGATTCTTGGGTACATCAATGCGCATAAAGCGGAGCCCCTTGTAGATATTCCGCCTGATATCGAATATATTCTACGCGACGTAGCAGTCGTGCGCTTTAACAGGCTTAACTCTGAAGGGGCGAACGAAGATTCTGAAGAAGGCCGGGCGTTTAAGTGGAAATCAGGATATCTATCTGAGTATGAGGATATACTAGCCGGCTACTTTGACCCTGTTGAAGACCTAAGTAAGCCTGGCTACCTCAGGGTTATATTTTAGGCGGTGGTGTGATGATATATAATGATAGGGTCACCATTAAGATAACTCAAACAATTAAAAGCGACGGCCCTCTTGGAGAATATAAGTCAATCGTCAAAGACCTAGTAGTCCCTTGCCAACGTGGAAGTTTAACGCATAATGAGCAAATGGGTCTTTTCGGCTCGTACAATTTAGCTAGTTTTAAATTGCATCTACAAGGTCACTATGAGGGCTTTGATGAAGTGAAGTACCAAGGAAAGACAAGGCAAGTCAAAGGACTACGATTCCACAGGAATTCGACGGTGGTGTATGTATGAGTATTACTTACAAGGTTAAAGGATTGGAGAAGTTTATTAGATCCGTCAACCAGAAAACCAAAAATGCTGAAGTGATGGTTGATAGGGAACTTAACCGGTCAGCGCTAAGAATAGAGCGTAAAGCGAAGTATTACTCGCCATGGGACACAGGTTTTATGTCAATGTCGATATTTAGTCATAAAGTGGGAAAGCTACAGTGGGAAGTCTCTAGTCCGGCTGAATACTCAATTTATGTTGAGTTAGGAACAAGACGACAAAGCCCACAACCCTTTCTATACCCGGCTGTTGAAGAAGAATTTCCTGTCCTGATGAATAAACTCAAGAGAATGTTTAATTGATAAGGAGGGTGGATATGGAAGAATACTCACCCACAACGCTATTTTTAGCAGAGATAAAACAAAGACTGGCTCCGCTTGGGATACCAGTCTTTTTTAGTACTAAGGAGCTAGAGAACTATGAACGTGATTTAGGCGAGCAGTTAGACGAAGTAATCGTGATAGGCACTTATACTAGCGTTGAACGAAACGCTCAATCTGGTCATTTGATGGAGGATATCTCTCAAATGGTGGATATTTATCTGCCCATTGGGGACCGAGCGCACGCCGAAGAAGTCAAATTCAAAGCTAGAAAGCTCTTAGGTAGACAAGTAACTAATAACGCGGAAATTACGGTAGACGACTCTTTAGGTAGAGAAATCTACCGTATTTTTATGCGTGTTTCTAAAACTTTAATTTAAAAGGAGAGATAAAAGTATGGCAATTACAATGACGACTGGTAAACCAATTACCGGTAAGAAAATTTTCTATTTCATTCAATCAGTTGACGCGCCATTAGGCAGTGCAGCGATTTTACCCGCGTATCGAACAGACGGGTCTACCACTTTGGGCGGAGAATTCACGGATGAGCAAACGCAACAAGGTCGAATTTTAGAGAAGTCAACAGATGAGCATACTATTGAAGTCACTCAATACTTCGCGCCTGCAGACGAGTCCGTAGAAGTGATAGAAGAGGCTCAAAAGACAGGTAAATCTGTAAAAGTGTGGGAAGTAGTCGTTGACGAATCGGTAGCTAAGGGTGAAGGTTCAAAAAAATATTATCCAACTAAATTCGGATATGCAAAAGTATCTGAAATCGAGAAAGCTTCAGGAGTTGAAGACTTAGTAGAGCTTTCCTATGAACTATCTGTGGTAGGTGCTTTACAAGATGGTCGATTCCCTCTAACTGATGACGAAGTGAGCATCTTAAATGAAGTGTATGCTTACCAAAACCCTGGTGAGACTACTGGAGACTATGATGCAATTACTCGTGAGGGTGAAACTGCTCGTGAGAATGAAACGGCTGAATAGTTGATTAGGTGGGGCGGTTTTTCCGCCCTAATTTTGTTAGGAGGAATAATTTTAAATGGAATTTTTAATTAAAAACAAACCGGTAGATATTAAATTTAACTACGCTCTGATGTTCAAAATGAACAAGCGATTAGGCACTAAAGACAAAGAAACTGGCGAACGAGGTTCCGATGGGGTTGGGGCATTCTTTTTAAAAGTACTAGATTGCGACGATACAGCTTTAACCGATTTAATTCAATTGGCGGATAAAACTGCTACAGAAGATGACGCTATCAAAGCTATTGAGGCTAAGGTAGACCCAGAGAATGAAGAAGAGACATATCTTCAGATTTTTGAAGACCTAAAAAGTGAGATGGTCGAGAGCGGTTTTTTCAAGACGAAGATTTTGAAATATATCGAAAATATGGAGCAGAGCACAGAAATGCTGAAAGCTCGAAAAGACGAGAATTCAAAACTTCAAGTGGTAGCAGTACAGCGGTTGGTTTCACGAATGAAAGACGCCTTGAAATAATCACTGCTAGCGCCAAAGTCGGCTTGACAGATATAGACCAGATTATGAGCTACACAAGATATGAGCTTGAGGCTGTTCAAAAAGGTCTAGCGTACAAGAATGCCGATGAACAGGAGCGCTTGGCTGTACTAGCTTTAAACGTCCGTACAGCGATGAACAAGAAAAAACTTAAAGCGACTGACCTTTTCAATCGACGTAAGGTTGAAAGATCTATCGAGGTCGCTTTCGTTCGAAACAGAAAAGAAAACAAGCCTAGCACAGGGTTTGGTGACTTAATTCAGAAAGCAAATAATATCTTTAATAAAGATTAGAAAGGAGGACGGTATATGGCATTTGATGGCTCAATACAAGCGCTTATAGGAGCGGATTTAGGTGGATACGAGAAGGCTATGGCTACAGTGGTGAATTCAACTCAAAAAGCTTTTGATGTAGCGAAAAACACGGCGAGCAAAAGCGGTTCGCAAATGGTCCAAGAACTAATGTCGTTATTCAATTCGCTAGCTTCAAGCTCATCTAGCTTAGGTTCAAAGATTGGCCAAGGCTTTTCGGGCGGATTGAAGATTGCGATGGGTCAAATACAGCGTATGACGTCGGGTATTGCTAAGAAAATACCTGATTCAATTTCTGTTCCCATAAAGCATGCTTCAACTACTGCTGCACACTCTCTAAGCACGATGTTTCAAAACATGTCAAAGTATGCTAGCAAATTTGGAGGGGACGTTCAAAACGTTACAGACAAAATCGGTAGGATTTTCACAAGGCTAGGTACGAGTTCATCTAGCAGTTGGAATAATTTGATGTTGTCTATGTCTAATGCTGTGACGAGCTTTGGGCAAAGCGTTGCTTCTAGCTTAAATAGTGTATCAGCTAGATTTTCTACAATAGGCAGTAGCTTATCAAAAGGCTTTGGCTCAGCGCTAAAAGACTTAGGTAGCGCTACAACCTCAACTTTAAAGAGTATTGGCTCAGCAGTAAATTCATCTCTGGGCGCACCGTTCGCAAGAGCCTTTCAAAGTATTTCTATGGGGTTCAGCCGTATGGCTTTTTCTGCCAAAAACTCTAGCAGTATAATTTCTAATACTTTTGCGAGTTTGGCGGTAACCAGTTCACGACTGGGGACTAGCTTTTCTAATGGGTTCTTAAGCGGTTTAAACAGCATCGTAAGAGGCACATTAAGCGCTGCGAATCGAGTAGCGAACGCCCTTAATCCTCTGGTTAGGGTGGCAGGGAATGTAGCGAATAGGATGGCTAACGCTTTTACCAACGGGCTAAACATCATGGCTAAAAAAGCGACAAGCACGCTTAATAGCATTTCTAATCATTTCGCTAGAAGCTCTAAAGGCGCCAATGGACTAACCTCCAGTGTAATGCAATTAGCTAGTGCCTTTAGCTTAGCTAATATAGCCGGAAAGGCGATTAGCGCCATTACGGGGTCTTTAGATAGCGCCATATCTCGATTTGATACATTAAACCAGTTCCCGAAAATCATGAAAATGTGGGGGTTTAGCTCGGAAGAAGCTCAGTCAGCTACCGATAAGCTGAAAGAGGGTATCGATGGTCTACCCACCACTTTAGACGATATCACTGGGAACGTACAACGTCTAACAAGCGTTACGGGTGATTTGTCTGGCTCAACTGATGCTGCTATTGCGTTGAATAATGCTTTTCTGGCAAGTGGCGCAAGCACTGCTGATGCAAGTCGTGGTTTAGATCAATACATTCAGATGCTTTCTACTGGTAAGGTAGATATGATGTCTTGGCGGACCTTACAAGAGACTATGCCTGGAGCACTTATGCAAACTGCTGAAGCTTTTGGCTTTGCAGGTAACAGTGCTACTTCAGACTTTTATGAAGCACTAAAATCAGGGGAAATTACGTTTGACCAATTCCAAGATAAATTAATAGAGCTGAACGAAGGAACAGAAGGTTTTGCAGAACAAGCGAAAACCGCCACAGAAGGTATTCGAACCTCGTTCCAAAACTTAAAGAATGCAGTAACTGTTCAGCTCCAGGGAATTATGGATGCTATCGACAAATCCTTGGCGGATAACGGGCTACCTAAAATGGCCGAAATGATTAACATGGCCAAAGGTGCTATTCAGCAGTTTGGTGGAGAAGTTCAGAGCGTTGTGCCAGGCATAGTGTCGAGTTTGGCAAGTCTAGAAAAAGTAAATATTTTCCAACTTTTAGCTTTACCGCTAATCCCTACAGCAATCGGTTTGTTAGGTAGTGTCGGTACGGCTATTGGGGGGATTGGTTCGATACTTGTTGGGACGCTAGCACCGGCCTTTGTGAATTTAGGAGGTACCATAACTGCTTTTAGTGCTGGAACCGCTACATTAGGTCAGGTTGGAGTGAAAGCCTTTGGAGCATTAACGAGTTCAGTCCTAAGTTTCGCTGGTGTTGCTCTAGCTGCTTTAGGGCCTGCAGCAATTTTAGGATTAGTTGTAGCTGGACTAGGAATAGTTAATAACGCCTTTGGTAATGAGATTAGTGCAATGCTGTCTACAGTAACTGAAAAAGGTCCACAAGTTATCACTAATTTTGTGAATGGTATTGTTAGTCAGTTACCTCAACTAATTAATAGTGGTACTCAGCTAGTAGCGCAATTGGCTCAAGCTATAAGTGCTAATCTACCGGCTATTATCCAAGGCGGAGTAGCAATTATCAATTCCCTTGTGAGAGGAATTGGGCAGAACAGTGCCTCGCTGATAAGCTCAGCTCTACAAGTCGTGACTAGCTTTGTAAGCTCAATTGCGAGCGCACTGCCTCAGCTATTGGCCACTGGTATGCAATTCCTAGTTCAGCTAACGCAAGGAATTTTGCAAAATATCCCTCAAATTGTTGCGTCGGCGCAACAGATTTTGATGAGTTTCGTGAACAGCTTAAACGCTAACTTGCCAACAATTATCCAATCTGGTATTCAAATCATTATGAACTTGGTTCAAGGTGCTATGCAGTTACTGCCTCAACTTATCCAAGTCGGGGCGCAAGCAATTGTAACCTTAATTCAAGGTTTAGTGGCTAATCTTCCGTTGATACTTCAGGGGGCTGTTCAGATTGTTGGTCAGCTTATATCTGGTATCGGGCAAGCGTTACCTAATATCATTCAATCAGGAATGCAGGTAATTAGCGCACTATTCAGTGGGTTGGTTCAAGCCTTGCCTCAACTTTTAGGCGCAGGACTGCAAATTATTGCTCAAATTGCAATTGGCATTCTAACAAACATACCATCTATCATATCAGCAGGATGGGAAATTATTAAATCGCTAGGTATGGGTATTTTGCAAGCCATTCCGGACTTGATTTCTGGGGTGGGAGAAGCCATTAAAGGCGCGTTTACTAGTATTTGGGATGCCGTTACAGGGAAAACCAAGGAAGCAGGCGTGCAAGTAGGTACCGACACCGCCGCTATGGCGACTACTGTGCAGACGAATACGAGCGCTATGGCTAATCAATCAGCTTTAGATTTTAGCTCGATGAATGCGAATGCTACTGCGCAGACCAGTTTAATGGCAACTGGAGTAAATAGTGATATCAACGCTATGCAATCTAACGCTGTGTTAGATACCTCGGCGATGGCTACAGGCGTTAACGCGAACATGCAAACCATGCAAGCGAATGCTAAGACTAACTCGAGCTTGATGAATACAAGCGTAACTGCTGACGCGCAGAACATGATGAACAACGCTATCACTGCTACGAGTGGCATGTCTAGCGGAGTTACAGGCAATGCGCAATCAATGCTTAGTGGCGTGACTAGTCAGTCAGGTCAAATGCAACTAGGAACAGTAGCTGATGCGAGCACCATGGCCTCTGGAGTAGCTAACCAAAGTGCTAATATGTCTAGTCAGACAGTCTCCAATGCCACAAACATGGCTAACGGTGTGAATAGTGCTACTCAAGGTATGGGTTCGGATGTTGCTAGCAACTTCAATAAGATGTCTAGTGATGTATCCAACAATTTAAACAAAATGAAGTCAAACGCCCAATCGGCATTGACAGCTATTCAAAATACCTTTAAATCCGGGTTAAGCAATATCAGCAATTCGACAAGAACGGCCTTTAGTCAGATTAATTCTCAAGTTCAAAACTCGATGAATCGTGTGAGAAATTCAATCCGACAATCTATCTCACAATCTGTCTCAGCGACTCGAAGCGGTATGAGTAGCCTGGTATCTGCCTTTAGAAGCGGAATGAGCCAAGCAGTTTCTCAAGCTCAAAGCGGTGCTAATAGAATTGTCAGCACTTTTAGAGCCATGCGTGGCCCAATGACAGGCGCGGGTATTTTTGCAATGAGCGGTTTGACGTCAGGTATCATGAGTGGCGCAGGGAGTGCAATAGCCGCCGCTAGAAGCATTGCAAACAGAGTGACAGCAACTATCCGGTCGGCAATGAAAATCCACTCTCCTTCTCGTGTGATGATGGAAATTGGTGAATTCATATCTGAAGGTCTTGGCGTAGGTATGCTAGACATGATTAATTATCTAGTCAAGTCTGCCTCTCAAGTCGCCGATTCAGTGACTGAAGCAATGACTCCTCAAGCGCCTAATCTAGACTTTATAAATGGGTTTAAACGAGAGTACGCTACTGCAGTTGCAAACCAAAGTGCTGACATGGATAGCACCATTACAGCTAACGGACGGATCATTGATAATGGCTTATCATCAGACATCAATGAAGCCCAGCGACGAATCGACGAGGTTGAGTTAGCTAAGCATAAAACTTATGTGCATAACGAGATTATCGGAGATAGAATTCAAACGACTGTTGACGAGATTAGAGGACGAAAAGAAAATAAAGCAAATTATTTTGGAGGCTGATTAAGTGGACGCGCTATTAACTAAGAAAGACAAAAGCTTCAGACTTTCAGATTTGGGGTTAGCTGTTCGTACATTCGACGTATCCGCCCCGAGTCTACAAGTCAATTACCAGGAAATAACAAATAGGAGTGGTCGGGTGAAATCCGGCCACCGATTCGTGTCCAAGAAAATCAGTATTACAGGCACTTTCTACGCTATGGGTGTTACAGGATTTAATGATATTCGAGAGGAACTATACGCTGAAATAGTAGACGAGAATGGGTATTACATCACTAAGATGTCTCCTACTTCAGACCTGTATAATTTTGAGATGCCGGGTCAATCAAACGAAGAAATTGATACCTCAAGAGTAGACCATGAAGCCGAACGCTACCGGTATAGAGTAATCAACACTGGAGATATAGAGTTTAACTTTAAGGGTAAGTCAGGCGCAGGACTGTTATACGGTTTCGCTATTGATTTCGAGACGGTTGGCATGCCTTTTGGCGAAACTGTTCCGAAAACTGTACGTGTGACTACTGCTATACCGTACGCAGGTACAGCGACTAATTCACAACTTGAGAGTCCATGGTATTTAAAGTTAACCGCTACACAAGCTCAAAAAGGTGACTTTTATGTACAAGTAGGCGATAAGCGATTTGAGCATAAAAGTCTTACTCAGATTAAAACTGGAGACGTGTTCCAGTTGAGAGGTGTTGAAACTTGGTTGAACTTTGCCAATGTTAACGAATATACGAATTATGAATACTTTGAATTAAAGCCCTCATCTAATCAATCTGTGCCTATCTCTACTGATTTTACAGGGACGATTGAAGTCGTGGACTTGATTGAATTCTATAAATAGGGAGGTGAAATATTGCTATATATTATTGATGAAAAAGGTAAAGGCCATGGGGCTTTAGCTGAATTTGGTGTGACCCACGGCGTAAATGGCGAAAAGTCTATCTCAGGAACTATCTACACTAATGAAGAGGTCATCCATGGGATTGATCGTGGGTGGAAATTACGCTTTGAAGGTGAAACGTATGCTTTCATATACGCTAAGCCTGTCGATTTAGGTGAAGTGATTCAGGTTGATTTCGACGCGGTTCATAGCTTTTTCTATGATTTTTCAAAAAGCGCTAAAAATGAGCAATTGCGTGATGGTAGCCACACAATGCAAACCTATCTTGATTTTATCTTCAAAGGGACAGATTATTCCTATCGACTAGATTCGAAGGTTGGGGCTTTTGAGAAGCAAAGTTTTGGATATAGAAGCCGATTGGCCTTATTTAATGACGTAATTAATTCTGCTGGTGTAGAATTCAGTGTCAACGGCAGTGTGGTTCGTGTATTAGATAGGGTTGGAAACGACTTATCTACAGTGGTTCGTAAGGGTTTTAACCTAAATGATTTATCAATTGAAAAGAATATCGGAGATTTTGTGACTGCTCAAAAAGGTTTTGGAGCTTGGTTTGATAAAGAAGACCACTCTAAAGGTCGTCTTGAAGTAGAATACCTCAGCCCTTTAGTCGAAATCTACGGAAGATTAGATGCTGACCCTGTAGTTGATGAACGTTATACAAATTCTAATAGTTTAAAGGCAAGATTAGAGAATAACGTGGAAGGTAGCTACTCTATTAGTGTAGCACTTGATATGGCTGACCTCACTAAAGCCGGATATGAATACAAACAGCCTCAAGAAGGCGACTATATTATGGCGATTAATGAGGATTTAGGTTTTAAACGAAAAATTCGAATTGTTAGCTATACCAGTAAATACGATACTAGCGGTGAACTAATCGACCATAACATCACAGCTAACTCTCTTGGCATGGTGCACGAAGCAATCAGTGGGCAGGCTAAAACCCAAAATAGTATCAATGAACTAAGAGATGAAATAGCTCAAACTCGTAGAGAGGTAACTGAGGTAAGAGTTAGTGCAGATGGGAAAACTAATAACTATTGGAGCAGTAAAGCGCCTAATCCTCAAGAGTATAAATTAAATATTGGGGATACCTGGTACGATACTAGTAGAGAGGATGTTGTAATTTACGGCTGGAATGGCGTTGAATGGCGTCGAGTTAGTTTTGATAAAACGGCATTTGAGCGTCAATTCGCCGAAATTGAGAAGAAAACGCAAGATATGACTATTTCAATCGCAGAAGCTGATACTAAGGCCAAAAGTGCTTTGGATAAAGTAGGTGTTGCAGATAATTTATTAGGTGAGCATCAGAAGATGATTGCTAGCCTAAATGGTCAGTTAGCGGAAGACTTGGTCACAGACCAAACAGTAACGAATCATAAAACTTGGCTAACCAACTATGGTGAGTTAGTCGCTAACAATGGATATGACACTACCGATTATATCCCTGTTAATAAAGATGATTTATTATCTCTTGAATCAACCGTATCGCATTATTATAAGTTAGCATTTTACGATACTGGTAAAAATAATCTCGGTTATTATGACGGTAGTAAAGTTGTACTGACACCAAGCGGTACGGCTTATTTTGGTAACACAGGCACATTTAATGCCCCTGCTGATGGTTTTGTACGTCTAAGCTATTCTACGGCTACTGGTGGCGCTGATACGGTTAAATTAAGTAATCAAAATAACTTATATACGCTAATTAATAGTGGCTATAACAATGCTTTATCCGCATTGAGAAACGTCGATAGAGCAATGCAAGAATTTGGTGAAAACCTTATTAGTCTTAATAGTTTAAATAATGGCTATTGGCTGAATGCTCAAGGTAAGTTAATGTCTAATAATGCTTATAAAACTACCGACTATATACGAGTAGATAGTGGAGAAAGATATAAGTTAATTGGTGGGTATGCCGTTTATCAAGTCTACTTTTATGATGCTAACCGTAATGCGATAGCTTATTACGATGGCAAAGAAATCAAGACAGACATCGGAACAGGGTTGAAATACTTTACTGCTACACCGGATAATGAACTTATTATGCCATCAAACGCAAGCTATGTGCGTATCGCAAGCAGTATAGCTGATTTTAGTCAAATAGCCTTTAGAAAATTATCTACCGTGATAGCGAATATGCTTAATGCAGTGGATAGCATGGAGAAACGGGTAGAAAGTGACTTAGCCACAGTGCGAAATACAGCTAATAACGCCTTTGAAAAAGCTAGTCAAATGGGTGGTAAGCTGTCAACTGTTGAGCAGTCAGTGGATGATTTAAAGGGCGAAATCAGTCAGAAAGTAACGAGTGCTGACGTAAGCACTGCATTAAATCAGTTTAACGAAAGCGTGAAAACACAAACAGCCACTCAAATCACAGAGAGCTTAACTGGTTATGCGAAATCAACGGATTTAAACGGTTTAGCAACAGAGTCATACGCACGTACACAAGCGACATCAGAAGCTGGAAAAGTGCGTCAGGAATTGACTAGCTATGCTAAAACTGGTGACTTAACTACTCTTGCTCAAAACATCCGTACAGAGACCGCTGAAAGTTTGAAGAGTGTTTACACTAAAACTGAAACGGATGGTTTATTGGGCGGTAAGGTGAGTCAAGCTACCTATGAGAGTGGTATCAAGGGCGTCAGAGAGAGTGTGACGACGCTTGAAGGCAGTATTAAAGACTTATCGAGCGCTAGAAACTTATTGAAAGATAGCTGGCATAATAGTGAGGATAGCCCATCAATCGTAAATACAGAATATCGTATAGCAACTTGGTGGTTAACTAAGCCTTTAGAAGTAGGTAAAACATATACTTTTAGATTATTTGGATTTAGTAACCGTGAACACTTTATGCTCTATACACCTAACGGTCTTGTGAGAATGGGCGATTTCATGGGAAATGGTACAGCTAATGTTATTAGAACAGATACTACCTACAACGCCCTGAAGAATCGTAGAGTGTGGGAAATAAGTTTTACTGCAACGCAATATACGATTAATAATATGACAGAGAATAGAGTATCACTTTATAATTATCCGTCATCCAGCAGTTCCAACGGAGAAATCTACTGGGCTACATTAGTAGAAGGAACGGTAGGTATTGATTGGCAACCAGCTATTTCGGACATGCTAGGTACTAAGGAATTTAGCTTATTCAAGCGTGATTACGAAGCCACAGATAAACTGGTACAGGAGACCTTAACCGCTATTAAAAGCGACACAGGTAGCTTGTCAACAAGGATTAATGATGTAAAATCCACTGCTGATGGTAACAAGACCATTATATCTAATGTGCAATCCACACTAGTTAATAAAGCAGATAAATCAGAATTGAGTAAGTATGCAACTACAACAAGTCTCAATCAAGTCAAACAGACTGCTGATGGAAACGAAGCCTTGATTGCTAAAATCCAAGAAACGCCAACAAGCTACTTAGCTGATTACCAGAAATTGATTAATCGGGCGAACTTATTCGATCGCACGTTAGGGACGACTGATAGTGCAGTTGGCGAAAATGTCAGTCGCATGGTGCAGACGAGTCAAATGTTCCAGACGGAAGTTATTGAACGGACTAACTTACTTGCTGGTATGGCAAGTGGAACGGGTATGACTGACGACCCATATTTTGATAAGGGCAATAATAGTATTAGCATTTATGATAATGGTAAAACAGACACAATTACAATGCTAAGAGAGTCGCCAACCACGTCAGGGCAACCTTACGGAAAATGGAGACTTAGACTAAATCATGGTACTTCTAGCGCAACAGCACCTAATCGTGGGGGTATAGCTAAATCAACTACAAGTTGGGCTAACGGTACGGTGGTTATTAAATTTGTAGCTTACTTGCCAACGGGCAGAAGCTTTGCATACAACCAAAATGGCTTAGGTAATGGCTGGTCATCTGGATGGCTAACAGATAACAAGGGTACTGGTAAATGGGAAACATACGCTTACTATTATAGATTTGGTACTAGCGGAACATTTTCAACTTTTGGCCATCTATCTGTTACTGGTGCATCATCAGCCTTTACATGGTACTTATCAGAGTACGACATTATTAATGTAGGCGAGACTAGTGCAAGTAAGATTACTCAATTATCAGATAATATTAACTTAAAAGTATCAAAAGGTGACATCTCTAACCAAATCAATATAAACACTCAAGGGGTAGTTATTCAAGGGAATAAAATAGCCTTATCTGGACAAACTAGTGTTGATGGTGCCTTCTGGGCAAAAGAAGTGAATGCTATTAAGGTTAACGCAGACAATATCACGACTGGTACGCTAGACGGTTCACGGATACGGGCGAACTCGATCGATACTAACCGACTTACTGGTAATATCAGTGAGTTTATACGTACACACTGGCAAGAAGCCAATGGGCAACATGTAAGAGTTGACGGCACAGGGATGTATACGACAGGTACAGGAGACTGGCGACGTACTTACTTTACACCAACAGGTATGGACTTGTTTAACGGTCAAGGTAATAAAGCTGGTGCGATTGGTTACTTTAAAGCTAGTCGAGATTACACCAACGGTAATTATGGTGACGAAAATATTATGTGGGGAGGCCGTCAACGTCATACTGTCGGAATCGGTGTCAATTACAACCATGTATTATCACTTGCGTACGTATCATCATCAGCAAGTATTGATAATGGATATAATGACGCTTTGACAATTTCTCCACAAGATAGCGGTAAAGTATCTATACACACTTCTTTGGATATGCTTTCTCGTCCAATCGAAAATGCTTATCGTTTAAATTTCCGACATGGTGGTTACATATTTGGTCAGCAAAACTCTAGTATGTACTACAATGCAAGTTTACGACATGACTTAGCGATTGCTGGGTCAACTAAATTGGCAGTAGACGGTACGATTAGAGCATATACTGGTATCGACATGAATGGTAATGATATTGCTAGGGTAGGAAAGCTATCTTACAACTCTGATGAGCGATTGAAAACCAATATCAAGCAGACTGCTATCAAAGCTTTAGAAGCAATCGAACGTTGGAAATTAGTTGAGTATTACTGGAGGAAAAATGGCGAGTATGTAGATATTGGTCTAATTGCCCAAAACACACCAGAACTGATGACGTATGACAGTGAAAGTGATATCTATGGCATCGATGCTGGTAAGCAAACGATGTATAACACGTTGGCTATTCAGCAGTTAAATACTAAAGTAGACGACAAAGTAGCCAAATTAGAACAAAAAATAGCGAGTTTACAAGATGAATTAGCGTTATTAAAAGGAGCATGACGAATGAAATCAATTAAGATTAAGAATACTTATGTGGCACCAATCCACAACTTATTAAATAGCTTAGCTTTAACTGGTAAGGCTAGTCGTGGACGCACTAAATTTCTTAAACGGCTAGAAGAAAAGAACAAAGAATTTCTAGAGGACTTAGAAGCCTTGCAAAAAGAGTATTTCGAAACTGATGAAAACGGCGATTTGATTGCTGATGACAAAGGGAAATTGACATTTAATGAAGATTTAGACTTCGACGAGTACAACTCGAAATACAAAGGAATTGAAAATGAGCAAGCAGAAATCAGCTTTGGAGAATACTCAACTAAATACGAAGCTATGTTTAACGCTTTAGATAATTTAGATGTGCCATTGTCAGGTCAAGATGCAGAATTATACGACACTTTAATGGATGCTTATGAAGCAGAAAAGGAGATTAAATAATGAGTAAATATGAAACAACTACAATCAAATATTTCGTGGTGAAAGAAGCAGAGTCAGGCGTAGAAGAAGTCTTACAATTCAATGATTTCAACGGGTCAGTGTATTGGTACTCTGACGCAAATTCAGCTACTAAATACGACACCAAAGAACAAGCGGAACAAATGCGACAAGTCCAAGAAATGCTAGGGAAATTCAGCAATCAAAAAGCGACTTACAAAGTATTTGTTACAAATTCAGAAACCAAAGAAGTTAAAGAAGAAACAGCAGAATAGCGTACTGGGGTGGTCTTAGGACTGCCCTTTTATTTTGAAAGGAGCGTGAGGTATGTGGCGAAAGATTAAAGAGCATATCATCTACTATTTCGACTCTTATTTGTTGTCTTTGACATCCATCGTGTATGGTTGGCAATTATTTCTAAATCCTGAAATATTGCTAAATTATCGAATATACCAACGAATTCGAGATTTATTTGACCACAAATATATAGGTGCTTCGTTTGTTGTTTTAGGGGCAATTTATATCGTTGCTACAATTTTAAATCAAAAGAAAATCAAACAGATAGCACTGCCTGTTTTCACATTTATGTGGGCTTTCTTTAGCTTTAGCTTCATAATGACCGACCCACCTAACACGGTGGGGGTGCTAACGATGAGTGTGGCAGTACTAAGCTTTGGTATCTCGCTAAGAGGTGATTTTAAAGATGGATAATCTAAATCCACTTTTAATCGCAATTGTGCCAGCTTTCTTGACTTATTTAGGTACTAAATACAAAAGTCAAAACGAGCGAGAGCAGTATGCTAGCACCGCGTGGAAAGAGCTGTACGACGAGACAAAGAGACAGCTTGAGGATAACAAAGCTCGTATGGATAGTATGCAATCTGATATGTCGGAGCTAAGACGACAAATCCACGAAATGAAAAAGCGTCATGCAGACGAGGTCATCAAGTTAGAGCGCATCAATGATGAGTTGCGAGAAGAAAACAGTCAGTTAAGAATTGAGAATGGAAATCTGAAGAATAAACTAATTGAAAGGAGTCAATCGAATGAAATTGAAAAATAAAACTTATGACACGCTGAAATGGCTCGTGTGGATATTTCTTCCAGCGCTAGGCGTGTTTCTAGGCGTGTTAGGACAGACGTTAGGATGGGAGAATACAGACACAGCGCTGACCATCTTAACAGCCTTTACAGCGTTTTTAGGGACGATTACAGGCGTATCTAATAGAGAATTTAATAAGGAGGAGAAATAATGAGTGTAAAATTACCAGCAACACGTAATGTTGATATGTACACCGCTAAGCAATACCCAGACTTATGGACTGGTGGAAACCCAAAAGGTGCGATTATCCATAATGATGCGGGACGTATGTCGGCTACTGATTATATTTCTTGGTTAAGAAGTGCACGCACGCCGGGAACATCAAGAGCAGAGTCGGGGTTTGCTAATTATTACATCGATAGAAATACAATCGTACGAGTAGCCACCACCACAATCGGTGGATATGCAGCGGCGAACCCGTATTACAATAAGAATTTCCTTCATTATGAAGTATGTCAGCAATTGAGTGCTAATAATGCAGATTGGCTTGCGAATGAGCGCGCGGTATTTATGCAAGTAGCGGAAGATTTTCATTTCTACGGTTTAAAACCTAGCAAAGATACAATCGCACTACACCATGACGTATCACGTACTGGGACATCATGTCCACAACGCTCAATGAAAGCACACGGTGGAAACTATCCATCAGTACGTCAATACTTTATTAACCAAGTAGCATATTATATGTCTTTAGGTAAAACTGTAAAAGAGATGGTTAATGCCTTAAATAAAGGCAGAAAAGCCACCGTAACGGCGACTAAATCATCAACTAATACAAATACAGGCATCATTAAGAAATACGCTGAAAAGGGCGTATTTTATCCAAATGAAACTATCATCGTGCGAGATGCACCATCCACGAAAGCTAACATTGTGGCACGCTATTACAAGGGAGAGAACCTAACTTATCACACCGTCCATATTGGAAATGGATATGTATGGCTTGAATATTTACGAAACAATGGCAAGTCAGGTTTCATTCCAATTCGTGAATATAAGAATGGTAAATACGGCAAGGTATGGGGAACAATTAAATAGATACATTTTTAAAAGGGTAGTGGACTTAGTGTCTACTACCCTTTTGGTGTTTCTATAAAAATATCCTTATATTAATTGACAAATTTTAGTTTATTGATAAAATGTAGTTAATAGATCAAGGTCTACCCACGCTAAAGCGCAGATACGTTCTGAGGGGTAGACATTTTTTGTATAGTGAGGTAATTTATGGAGCATTTGAATTATCAGGAACAAATGAGTAAATTTATATCTAGAGGGATGAAATCTAATAATTTTGAAAAAGATTCAAAAAAATTAGAAAGTATTTCTTACTATAAATTAAAAGAAACTGCTCAAGTTTTTGCCAAAACAACCAAAATAGATGGTGAGTTAGAAATTGATTATCAAGGTATTTATTTTGATGAAGTATTAAAGCGCTTCTATCAAGACAAAAATTTACGTTTGCATCTCTTACATGCGATTGAAGAAATAGAAATATCTATTAAAACTAAGATTGCTTATATATTAGGTAGAGATACTTATTCAGCGTATGGATATTTAGACTTCCCTTCATGGTGTAATCGGGAGAATTTCAAGCGATTTGAACTTGCTATGGAAGAGAGTACGTTTAAAATCAAACTACTTAAAAAGGTAAAAAATTCTAATTCGAGCGAGTTACAAATTAAATTGAAGGAAAATATATTTCCACCAATTTGGCTAGCTGTTAATTTATTAACTTTAGGAGAGATAATCCATCTATTGAAATATATGTCAAATAAAAATTTGAAGTTGCTTGCAAATGAATATGGTATGACTCCTAATGATTTCCTAGCCAAAATTAGATGCATTCATTTGGTTAGAAATATTTGTGCTCACAATTCTTCTGTTGTTGATTTTAAAATAAAAACCATGCCACCGGTAATGGATAGAATAGAAGAGTATCTATTTCATTTCAGCGATGGTAAAATAACCAACAGAGTTATTGTACCTGTATCTATTGTTATAGAATTCATGAAAATTATAAATCCAAATTATAAGCTTAGTTCAATTAAAAAAACTATTAAATCTCTTTGTCAAAATGAATTTAAGTCTAAGCAATTTGGATTCAAGGATAGAGAATCATGCGAGCTCTATTTAAAGACAGTATAA